GTCTTTACAGTGTTACCTGTACAAAACGTAATTTCGTGTCCATTGAATACACCATCAGCTGTGATAGATGACGCACCAGGTTGAATCTTCAACTGGTGCGGCGGTTTATCATTAACAGGCTTCGACCATCCAAATGATGAAAACACGTTGGCTAGAGCGCCAGCGATCGGAGACACAGCAGAAGCTATGTTACCAATCACAGGTATTCCAGACAACATATTCGCAACACCAGAAACGGCTGAAGCTGTCTGAGACAAAACTCCTGAAGTCAGGAACTTTGAAGCCTCGGACAAACCTTGCGTATGGATTTCGGGGGTTATACGATTAACTCTCATTCGAAGTAAAGCCAATTCCTCCATCATATTTGCTTTTTCCTCCCTTTCACGTCTCTCATTCTGTAATGCTACAAGTTCATCAGACAGAAGCATACCAGTTGGATATTCAATTGAAATATCAACAAATCTGGCATACATCTGATAACTGACAACACCTCCGGCACTTGGAGTCAAACGAGATAGTACCAAAGTACCATTTCGACCGATCCCAGTTACGAGATTTCGATGTGTGTACGGGGAGATCCAAGGCAGCTTGATAGCTGAATTTTGATTCTTCGTAATGTTAATTGTGATATGCGGACACTGTGATAGTTGTAAAACATGTTGGGTCCTGAGACTCAACTGATCAGCATTAATATCTGGGAAATACGACAATCGTAATCCACCCAATTGGGCGGGCTGTGCTGTAATTACAAAAGTAACTTCAACACTTGCACGAAAGTTCATAAAACCTGAGATCTTATTGCGAATCTGCTTCAAACCTAGCATAGCGTCCGGAAATTGTAGAGAATTCAAGATATCACCTGGAGCTCCACCTTCTGGTATTGTTCCATCTGCTATCTTGTAAACTCGTTCTAAAAAGTCGATTATATTATGTCCTCGGCCTTCAACAGCTGTCGATTTGAGTTCTTCGGCCAATTCCGACTCTCCCGGAAGAGTTTGCTCCTGTGCAGGGGCAACTTCCTGGAATGTCAAAATTTGTTTTGGCAAAAGATCCATTTCTTCAGACGTATTGGCAGCCAAGGACGCACCGCCACCACTACTTGGTGCGGCCATCATTCTACTCATTGGACTAATATCTACAGTTTCAGCAATACTTTAAAATTCAATAGTAAATTCGTATCAATATTTACTATCTACAGTTGGTACATTTAGCTTTTATTTTTATCGTCGCACACAAATGCACAATAGGGGTAAAAACCCCTCGACGTCGTGATTGTCCTCTATTCAATGATTACAACTATCATCAAGAATAGAATATATACAATCATATTTACCACGGCATAAAATCATCCACAAAATTGGACAATTTAGATTTGAGTCCCAAATTTCTTCGGGTCACCAATGTGAAAAAGTCAGCATATGACAACAAAGGCATATTAACTTTCCCCTCCAAATTGGCAGCAATAAGAGCTTCTCTAATCTTCTTTGTCCACTTATTGTAAACTTCTTCACCATGGTACACAAACTCCACACATGCTGTCTGGATGTTTTGTGCTAGTTGTTCGTATTTTTCATACTTATTCTTACACTTGTCCCAATTCATCATCTCTAAAATGACAGTCAACTCTAAAGGAGCAAACCATCTATTCAAAGTTGGTTCAAAAACAAATTTTCTCTTCAAAATTGAGATTTCATGCAATGTACGATATTCCTGCTTTCCTGTGGATTTCAATTCATCAGTAAATTTATGTCCAAGTACTAACATCTTTCGTGTAATATCATCTGGAGTCACCAAACCACGCAAATCGTGATTAAGTACCGCAGTAATATCATCACCATAAATACCCGCACGGAAGTAATTATCAATATTCTTGATAATGATCAAAGC